CTAGTCACGAGAACCAATGAACGAACGGAACCAACTAAAACCGATACCAATTACAGCAAGACTCAAGAAAATGCTGTAAGGCGGAGTGAGCAACACATTACCAAAACCAGTAGCAATAGCCGTGATTGCGGTAGTGATTGCGGGCAAACCTGCAAGAAACTCAGTCATCAAAATTCACCTCCCAACTATATTCATCTGGACTATACTAAGTAGACTGTACGTGACCACGACCACCCACACATCTACAAGCCCGATAAAGTCAACCATGACTGCAAACATCATCTCAAACACGGCGAAACCCTCCCATATCTAGGAGTACTAGGACTACCTGCACTGAGAAGATAATCACCACACCGATGACAAACCCATTGACCCATGACAACGGGCTAGTCTCTACAATACCTGTAACCGCGACAACCCTATCTAACATCGTCATTAGTGCACCCCCTCTCCCTTACTGCTAAAACCAAGGCTTACCGATTCTGTCGAACAGAAAAACCAACACCAAAACAGCCAACATGCCTGTAATCGGATTAAATGCGCTAAAGATACTCCCAAGGACAGCTTGCACTTCTCCGACTCTTACCAAAACCGACCCCAAAGCAACCTCCAATCTACTCGCGATTGCTACCAGAACACCCATCAATTCAATAAGCGCAGAACCCTGCAATTCAGTCATTCTCCTGTCACCGCCTTGCTTGCCTTCTTTGCTTTCCTACGTGCTTCCCTACTACTTACCCTCGTAAGATTCGGTTCTCCAATTGGCTCACCCATGACCTTGCTTGCAACGTGCTTAAGATAAGCAACAATGAACCCAGACAAGAACAACTGCAGAAGGTTAATTGTACCTATGCCCTCTACTCGCATTACAGTTACACCCCTGAGAGCATCCACAACGCCATTAAGGATAGTACTAAGCAGCGTGCTCAACTGAGCTATCGTCATCTTTTCACCACCCACAAGATGAACGTGATTAACACACCAGCAGAGAACACAGACATAAAAACAGGTGGCATAACGCCCCAAAACACGCCCATGACTCCAACCACACCTGCAAAATACCCTGCTAGCTGTACTAACTCCAACCGCAACTGATTAAATGCGATACCCAGATAAATAAACGGAAGGAGCATGTAATGCATCACCGTTTCAAACATACCTGCCCCCGGAGGGAGCACAGGGATTGCTAGCGGGTCAAACCTTTGACTCGTAAACGGAACAGTGACGAGGTTGACCCACACACCATTCGCTATATGCCCAAAACTAGCAGTATAAGCATCATAACCGCCAAGTCTCAACTCAAAATTAAACACGTCACCTACCAAAGGAACGCTCACGTCTCTAGTGCTACCACTTGACGGATGATGAAGACGCATCACCAACAACGTGTTAGCGGGCATTGTAGTGACAATCCCACTCACAAACAACATCCTATTGGTAACTACCTCACCACTCGTAGGACGCAACACAGTGACCGCAGCACCAGCAACAGGAGCGTATCTTACACGCATCAGATTAACCAGCTCAATAGGATGATTCACCAACAGAGTAGGATTCATCGACCCTTCGAACTCAAGCAAAAACTCAACTTGCGACCAAAACATCGACGTTGGCTGTATAGTAAACTCCGTGTACACATCTGGGTTCATGTTTTCCATTGTAGCCAGTACTCTCAGCACCCCACCAGTAGTCTGGATGACACGCCCCGAGCGCAAACCCCTTACCCTCCCTACTACAACCTGTTGTGAGGGGAACGCTATAAGCTCAGTAGCACCCACATGCGGAACCCTGTGTGTATTACGCCATACCCCATTAGCATCTCGAAACTGAACAACACGTTCAGGTACAGCCGTAGTTACAGACACAAGACCCGCACGAGTATGCGCATTAAATGCCACATCCGACACATACGGCAAGTCAGCCCGCGACCACCGCAAACGCAATGGATAAAGACCTGCAGACGTAGCCTGTAAGGTAACTGAAACACGTTCACCTACAAGAACCGCTTGTGTGCCTAAAGACTCAAGACTAACTATACGACCGCCTTCGATAGTCTGGTCACGCTCAACCACAGACTCCACGATATTGCTTTCAGACCTCACAATACCGCCTACGCTCGTAATAGACACTGTCAGCGTTACACTAACTCCAAGTTGTAACGTTGGGTTGTTCCTCTCCAAAACCATGGACACACTATCCACAGCACTAGGCATTGGCGCAAAATGTAACGTTTGCCCTACCTCCCACGTCATACCTGAAGTTATTGGCACCTCTAGACCAGCACCGAAGGCGACACCCGAAGGTATCGCCAACGCCACTATTAAAACCGCAATCAGAAGGGAACGACTAATCAACAACATTCCTTTCACAACCTTCGGCCCAAATTCTCCACACGTATTTGCGAGTACTCTCGTCAAACCATCTTTTCAAAGACACCTCAAGAATTACTTGGCCAACAACGAACTGATCAGGCGACGCATTCCGACCTAGCGGTATTTGAGTCATTTGCTCACTTCCGTTAGCCATGAACAGCACATCATAGTATGCCTTACCCTGATACTCACGACTAGCGACTTTCACGATGTAACCTTCGGATTTAGCCCTCATCTTCTTCTTCCCCTTTCAATACTATAAACGCACTAACTAGACCACAACCAACACTGACAGTATTCATGACAAGCTCATCGGTGTTATCCCCTCTGCGGATATCGATAGTGTATCCCAACTTCTTATTAGCACAAATCGTGACTATATAGCCTTTGTCAGCTATAAATTCAATTGCTTCAACCACATCAACATCACCGAACGCAAGACGGAATTCCTTCACCTTTCATCTCTCCTATCCTATTACTTGATACCCCGCAGGTACTTCTGGCACGACACCGAGATAAGCCCACTCGCTCTCTACACCAATTCGCCAACAACCTAAGAACTTACCTGTAATAACACACCTCCCACCAAAGACTATAGCGTTCCCAGACCTACGCCTATACATATCCAATAGCTCAGGACGACGGGCGACTGCTTCTGCATACACCGCATACAACCTGTCACTATAAGCGTACTCTCCCCATTGCGAGGAACCTTGAACACGACCACTCTCGCCCATCTCATCCATTGCCTTTACTAGATACTTCTCCAGATATTTCTCTTGTGCCCTGCTCATGTCGCTTTCCGTGCAAAGCATCTGGCCTTGCCCCCAATACTTGTATAACATACTTTGCGTAACGATAGAACCATCAGCGACCACCCTGTACTTCCTTTTAGCGTTCGCATCGTACTTGACGTTAGGCAATGCGCCCTTTGGTACAGACAACAGAACATGCCAATGTTGGGCTCCCCTTCTTTGCAATTCAGACACCCACAAATAACGCATCGTAGGGATGACCTGCCTCAACCTTGTGAAAAACCTATTAAGAAATACGTTGTTTCCTTCGCCAACACCTAACTCAGGCTTCAAGGTTAGACCTAACGAATATATAGCTTGCCCAGTATACGCACTATACTTCGACAAGGCCCTGATGTTAGTCCTAAAACGCAACCGCTTGCCTGTCCTCAATGCGATTTTCTTGCCAGTTACTTTGTGCCTAAGCAATTTGTACATCGAAGACCTCCCTCAGAGCTATCAAGCTCACCTAGAGAATACACCAATGAAAACTGGATTGCAATAGGCCCCGTCAAAAAACCGATTGAAAAGAGATTTTGAATTACGCTATAAGGAATTAAAGAGCGGGAGAGGGAGCGGAGAACGACGCTCGGCGCTTGCCAGAAGCTCATACCTGCGGGTATGAGCTTCGCCTCTAGCTTGGTAACAAAGAGTCTAGTCAATGGCGAACATAAACGGACCGCCCTCCCCTCTGGCCGTACACAGAGGGTCCCCTCCCATTTATCCTTCGCTTGGACATTGACTAGACCGAGGAACGTCACTTCCGCTCTAGATAACGTATCTGCTTCTCGCGAGGAACGAAACCGCTTCTTGCCATCATCTGCACCTTAGCATACGTATCGAAACTGCGACGAATCTCATTAGTTTGCATGAACGTCTTACGCCAAACCCTATTCAGCTTACCCCTGCGCCCAGTCTTCGGGTCCACCACTGCGTCGTGCCACCGTTCGTATTCATAGCCGTGGTAACAAGTCTGCACCGTTAAACGCCCCGCGAAAGTGCGACACCGCACTACATACATCGTCTGCTCCCTCAGAGTCTTAATGATTCGCATAAAGTGCTGCGCGGAACCTAAGATGACTTTTCTCTCTTTTCGCTGCTGAACCACCTCCTGAAGCAACTCAGGAGGAAAGTCTTTATAAGAATTGCTATCCCACATGGTGCTTATCTCGTCTATAAGGTAACATACGCCATCCTCACCATTGGTTATATCAAAGAAATCCTTCCATGAGGTCATTACATGGTCAGCAAACGTGCAATCGTAATTTGCTACAACCTTCATGCGTGGGTATAACTTTCGCCACTCCTGCACCTGTCCTTGCATGGAGCTTGTTTTTCCACTCC